CTGCCCCCGTGGCTGAGGCCCCCAAGGCCGCGAAGGCCTCTAAGAAGGCTGCGGCCCCTGTGGCGGCTGCCGCTGCGCCTGTAGCCGCTGCCCCTGTGGTGGCTGCCTCTGCTGCCCCTGCCTCTGGTGAGGTGGCGGCCGTAGTACCTGAGGAGGTACGCCTCGAGGCGGAGGCCAAGGCGCTGACGACGCGTCTGCTGGCCGTGCGCGAGACGGTGTCTGAGCTCATCAGCGAGGCCAAGCGCATGGAGAAGAAGGCGGCCAAGCTGCAGAAGGTGGCCGACAAGCGCCGCCGCCGCAAGGTGGTAGAGGGCGAGGAGGGCAAGCCGGCGCGCATCTCCATCTTCCAGATCCCCACCAACATCTCCCCTGCCCTGTGCGCCTTCATGGGTCGCCCTGCCGGCTCCCAGGAGTCCCGCTCCAACGTGACGAAGTTCATCACGACGTACGTGAAGGAGAAGAACCTGAAGAACAAGCACGACATCAACGGCGACGCCGCGCTGCTGAAGCTGCTGAACCTCAAGAAGGAGGACAAGCTCACGTACTTCAACCTGCAGAAGTACCTGAACGTGCACTACATCAAGACGGAGAAGCCGGCGGTAGTGGCTGCGTAAACGTAGTGACTCTGTAAATGCAGTGACTCTGTAAACGTCTGCCTTAGCACCCTGACAAATTATAAGACAAATCAATAAGACAAATATCATAAAAATATTAAGAAACCTTAATTTTTTTATGAATAAAAAATAAAAATTAATTTTAACTATTAAAATAATAACTAGTAACCAATGATGAAGTTGGCATGTAGTAGGAGGTAGCTGTGTAGATTGTAGAGCATATAGTAGAATTACAGGGATATAGATTGTTTATATAATTAAAATCTGTTTTAGGATACTGAGATTTAATAAAGATATTGTCGCTAGGTGTTAAAGGGGGATTATTAGGAACTTGACCGTAATTAATTGCATTAGATGGATATTGCTTTATATTTGCTAAGATACGAGCCATCTTTTTGCGCGTTATGTCGGAAGCATCCATGATTCTTACTAGTATGTCCAAACATCTCTTCGCAAACGTTTATACTCACCAATATTTTCAGAAGTAATAATTTCAGGATGTTTTTCATGAAATACTTGTAAACTTCCATAAAAGCGTAGACGACTTACAGCTTCTTTTACAGGCATGATGCTTCGTGGTTGTACATCACATCCTGCCATATATGCTAATTCAAAGAGTTGTTCACCTTGAATCCCAAGGAATTTTAAGAACTCTTCACCATCAATTTCTGTATGTTGAACTTCTAAATCACGTTTTAATTGAGGAATCCATAACTTTTTAGAACCTAAAATTAATAAATCACTATCTGAACTTATAATTACATTATGCATAGAACTCGCAAGTATAGTATCTGCTTCTTCAGGTGCCCATAGTAAAGTAATATCTAGAGATTCTAGAAGTTTCTGGAACCACTCCACATATTCAGGATATAGACACCATGCCGCACGTTCTTTTTGTGCTATGGCCTTTTCGAGAACTCTTTGTTGATTTATATCTAATTCATCGAATTCGGGACTCTGTGTAAAAGAGGATAGTGATGTGGCCTCGGCCTTAGCTTCTTTTCTATTATCTTTGCGCTCTTTCACAACTTCGCGTTTTTCTTTTGCAGCTCGTTTATCCATAATAAAGATAAGGCCATGTTTTGATGACTTTGTTTTTAAGAGTCTTAAATACTTTTCAAAGGCCTTTCGCTCTTCACGGAATAGAAAGAGAAGACTGAAAGCATCCACGTAAATACGAAGGTTCTCAACATTCATATTTGCATGTCGTTTTATTGGAGAACAGTATGATAATAAACCGCGGACTCCCATTTTTATGATATATCTTGATAGACTTGTGTAAAAGGGGTTGTCTTTCGTCAATTTTAGTCCAAAGAGGGATGGGTGAATCGTAGGGAGTTTGTCATTGGTTTCGGCTGGGGTGCAGGAGTGGGTAGGCGGCATCCCAGACTTTCAAAAACTTCACGACGACCGAGGGTATAGCGCCATGAATAATTCTCAGGGGTTCGGACTCCATGTAGATTATGTAAACGAAGACTCTGGTTAGCAACCCACTGTGATTGGGCTTTCCAAAGAGTTAGGGCTTTTCTAGGTTTTCCTGCAGATTGAATGGCAATTAAGAGTAATTCTGCCCAAGTCTCGGTTTTGGCCTCTCGGATTTCTACGGGGTCACTAGGAGAATCTGTACAAGCAGCATGTAAGAGTTCGTGAATTAAAACTCTGGCGACTTCCTCTTCACGATATATGACAATGGTTTCGGGGCGACAAGGAATGGCGTATCCACCGTTTACGTGTTCAGATGTAGGTTCTTGGTTCTGTTCAGAAGGATAGTACCTTTTTGTAGGATTTGCGAACCAGACTATACGCCAGTTTGCCTTTGCATTTGCGTTTGCTGACGCCCTTCCAAAAGCTTGGAAAATCTTGGAAAAAAGATCCCAGGGGATTTTTGTAGTAGGATATACAATCGCCAAGATTTTTGCATACTTGCAACGTTTTGTAATAAGTTTCGCTTTATTGTCTTGTAAGTCTTGCATTGTTTGAGCACGAAGACTTAGAGGGTCAAAGGGAGAATAATCTTTTGCTTGTTCGATTATATGTGCCAAATCTTCTTTCGTAGGTTCATCGCGAACCCAGGGTAGAGATTCGGCATTTTTCAGAGTTTGTTCAAGATTTGCGCACAGTGTTTGTAGAACGAGAGGAAGATGCGACGGCATCTCCTTTCTTTTTCTTGAGAGTTTTCGCTTCTAACGAAGTTACAGAAGTGTTAGGACTGACAGAAGGGAGAGGTGGAGGACTGGCAGGTGCCAAAACATTACGCAGACTGCATAAGTAATTTTCCCATAGAATAGGGATTCTGTAAGAAGGAACCGTTTGACCTGAACCCGTAAACGGTTGATGAATACAAATATAGGACAGTCTCTTTCTTTGCTCGATACTAAGTGTCAAATGGTCTAGAGCAAACATCCATTGGTGAAAACCATCTGTCCAACGAATATTACGATGCAAGAGACCATAGACAATTGTGCGAATTTGTTTGACATCGGAAAGTTTCGGCGGATTTACCATCCAGTGTTTATAAACAGCCAAAATTTCTTGCTCAGGTGTTAAAGGGGTTGGTTTAGGGCAGCCTTTGAGCAGAGATTCCATCGACTTGTCTTTTCCACCTGTACTTGTCACGGGAAGTTCAATGCACCAGTCTGCTAGACGCGGAGGAAGAGGATGTTCACTCGTGAGCCATAGTACAGTGTCTTTGTAGTTCTCTTCCAAAAAGGCTTGGAGAAAGAGAACCGATTCACTACTGAGTAAATGGGCATGGTAGAAAACTAGGCAGCGCTGAGAATGGCCTGTTGACAAGACTTGGCTGCCGCGACCCCATCTTTGCAGAATGGATTTCACGTATTGTTTGTCTTGCAGAGACATGCGAGAACAGTCAAATCCCCAGTGCAGAATACTCATTTCCATCGGTAACAAGGCCTTTTCAGAAGTTTCTTCAGCCTCGTCGTCAGTTTCTTCACCACCCTGCAGAGGAGCATTCCAACTTTGGCGTTTCAGGCAGTACACTTGGTTCATAGACTTTGCCCATAACTGTAGTTGTTGTTGCAAGGCACTGCGTTTTCCTGAGCCGGGGGGACCTCTCCAACAAATGGATAAACCTAGGGTCATGGTTGGCGCGTATTAGAGAATGGTCGTTCGGGAGCTTTAGATATAGGTGGTAAACGAAGTGTAACAGATGCCTAAACGTTGAATCCAAATGATGTGAAGGAAGCCTAATAAAGATGGAGTGGCAGCTACCCATACAGAAAGTCGAAATTGGAAATATTAATATAGGGTCACCATGGGCTCGTGAACATAGTAAGGAATATGAACAAAAACCGATGGCGCCCTTGTCGTATTTCGGTACACAGTTTCGTATTCCCTTTGTTAGTTTGTTATTCCCGCCTTTGCCAATCCTAGAGTATAACCATGTTACAGGGAAACTTGTTCTTGATATGTCAGAAACAAGTTTGGCATGCATTAAATTACAGACTTTGCAAGAAACTTTGATTAGTGCAATTCTCTATCATCAACATGGGTGGTTCAAGACGGACTTGACAAAGGAGGATGTGAAGAATGGATTTCAGCCGATTTTTATGGACAATCATCTGCATTTGTACTGTCCTTGTGTCGGTATGCAACAGGGGATTAAGGGAGTGCCGTATTATCGTAATGAGAAATGGAATGCGAGTTTTACTCCTGGTGACTTGAGTACGGGGAGTAAGATTCGGGTTGCTGTGAAAATTCACGGAATTAGTTTCTTAAATTCTGCGGATGGTTCTTGGACAGGGCGTTGCCGTTTGCAACACAGAGTCTTGGGAATTCTGCATCAAGTGGGCGCTGAAGTTGTGCCGCGTGTTTTGGTAAAGAAACCGATTCTCAATCTGATTGCCAACGAAGAAGAATGAGACTGAGAAATCCTGCGACGGCCGATAAGAAAATCGCTCCTCCAGCGGATACTGTAATTAGGACTTGCCAAAGACGTTCATCTGTTGTGTCTTTGAGAATTCCATAGAATCCAACCATTACGAGTATCAGTCCAATGGTTGTGGGAGTATAGACTTGTAGAGCAAACTCACTGGCACCAAGCAATTTATTCTGCGCTTTCGGAATCATAGGAGGTAGGATAACCATAAGAAATCCGAGAATGAGGAAAGTTGTCGATATTATTGAACTTATCATCTTTCCTTCTATCTATTATGTAGACGTTACTTGAACTTGATATAGCGACAACATGATTGCCGTATTCGCAGCAATGTAAGAAAGTAGCGAGATCATGAATACGGGGAGATACTTATTTTTGAACTCGGAGAACCAGAGCCATAGTACGAATCCAACGACAAGGAAGATTACGCCGGTTAAAGCACCCCAAATACTGGTTTTCGATTGTGCATCAATTGTGAGTTGATTGGAAGAACCGTGGTCAAGAATGAAGAATTCTACTGAAAGAGAACCGACTAGGACAAGAATTCCGAGAATGGAAAATATAAGTCCCCATGTAGGCGTTTTTGGAACCACCGCAATGGATGGCAGTGTCGCGGACGAACTCATCTACTTAGAGGGTTAGGCATAATTGGAAATTCTACATGCGGCTCTGTATAATTATAGACTATGTAACAGGCGGCAATTAAAAGAAATATAAGATGTATAACAAAGACTATATAAATAGGACTGGATGGAAGAAGTTTACGTTTCACAGTATTAGTTAAATCTTGTGAAGGCATCTTTCTTTACTCTATTGGCCTCTGCGAAAATACAGGAAGAAGTTAGATGGGGCGCCAGACACGGCGTATACCGAAGGTAGACAGACCAAAGGTAAACAGACCGAAGGTAAACAGACCGAAGCTATATAGTAAAAGCAGAAGCAAAAGCAAAAACAAAAAGACTATAGGTCAAATCACGCCAGGTCCTAACCAATGTCATCCAAGAGTGTCAAAGGGGTGTTGTTGCCTCCCTACGGAAGTGTTGGAGGCTGCACAGAAGAAGTTGGGGATTGAGTCTGCGGCCTCTAGAAATACCAAGACACTCATGAAGAATATTGCCGCACATCTTGGTATTCAACCTACCGACCAACGCAGTGTATTAATGAGCTTACCTTTAGCAGAAGAAGAGAAAAAGCGGTTAGCGGCTTATTATCTGCGTCCAGCAATGCCTGAAGCTTGGAAAGAAGACCCCGATATGTGGCTTGACAGTAATAACATTCGCGATGTAATGAAACAATATGAAGAAGCGAGGTCTGATTTCAAGTTCTTGGGTCCCTATCCCATTGACTTTGCTTCACCAGACCCCTATGTAAATACTCCTGCAGGGTCAATCGTTGTATCTGACAAGTGTTTAATTGGCGAAATGTGTACTCTAGACTTGAAAGCGGAGGCAGCAGCAGGGAAAAAGCATATCGGAATTGTCTATAATCTAGACCCGCACTACAAGAACGGGTCACATTGGATTGCGAATTATATCAATATTCCGAAAAAGCAGTGTTATTATTTTGATTCGTATGGAATCAGGCCGCCGAAACAGATTTACAAGTTCATGCAGTGGCTAGGAATTCAAGAACCTACGATTCAACTCGGATGGAATGGACGGAGATTTCAGCATTCAAACTCGGAATGTGGAATGTACAGTATGTATTTCATTGACCGTATGTTGGCAGGAGAATCTTTTTTACACTTCTGTCGTCGTGCACCCCCCGATCGTTTCATGTTAGATATGCGTGATTGGATGTTTTCTACATAAGAGATAAGAGATAAGAGATGCGCGAATTCAAAGGGAAAACCTAATCCTCCGTTATTCTAGAATGTCGGCGCCTCAAAGGTCTGAAAAGGCAGAAGTATTTTTTAGTTCCAAAAACGAAGGTGTTCTTCAAAGAGTCCTATATACTGACATTTGTCGTCGTATCGGCGGAGATTTGAATGAAAAACAAGCTTCTCGTTTAATGAAAACTGTAAAACACTATATGGGTGAAGTGTATCGTGTAAAAGGGGTGACGCAGAATGTGCAGACGATGAACACGGAAGTTCTCCAGATTGTTCTACCTGACTATATGATGTATATGGAACGTGTGGCGGCCAGTTCCAGTCGTTCCGTAATTTCTGATATTGAGCGCGGTCCTGCGGAAACGACGGGTGCAGTATCTGGAGCGATTGAGGATAGACGTAGAGACCAATTGGATGTGGGTGCGGCCTTCACGCAGTTACAAGCAAATCGCCAGAATGCCAATAAGACAAAGGTTCCTGAAATGCAAGACTTCCGTTTAACATTACAGGATGAGGGTCCGGTGCCGATGGATGTGTTTGAGAGAATGAAGCAAGACCGTGAAGCTGAGGCGCAGAGAGCTAGTATTGCTGCTGCTGCATCTTCTTCTTCTTCTGGATCCGCTTACGCTAACCAACAAACTTTCGCTGAAGCCACCGATGTTTTTGCGCGTAATCGTCGTCGTGCCGACCAAGAAAGTGAACAAGCCTTTGCCGAGCGTGAACGTCAACAACTACAAGCTCGTGCTGCTGCCGCTGCCGCTGCCCAAGAAAATCTCCCTATGCCTCCCGATATGCGCAGCCTAATCTTAGGAGACCGCCAGAATCTTGAGCGTACGATGAATCGCCCTGGACCTCCTAACGGCTCTGCAGGAAACCCCACTCTAGCTCTCGGTGATTCTATGCGCGAATCCATGGGTGGAGCGCAACAGATGATTATTACTCGTGAACCCTCCACAATGGCTTATAAGGAAACAGAACTCAACTTATTCGTCTATAGTGGTGACCGTAGCTGGGCGACAAATAGTGGAGAAACTCGCTACAATTTCAGTGTCAGCTTCGACTCTGGAAATGCACTATCAGGTCTGCGCTTGACTCCTACGAGTACCGTGAAATTCCGTAACATTGTGCGCATTGAACTGGTAAAGGCCATCATGCCTGGTGAGTCTCTCGACCCCATAGTCACACGTAGTGCGCCAGCAGTGTATTCCACACCTTACAATGTAAATGTTCTATCCTTTCCTTATATCCAAGTCAATATTCCTGAGTTGGACAATAATAACTATGGAACCAACTTAAGTTTGAATGCAGCGTTCGGAATCCTTCAGTATGATGCAAATTGGATTTATGATACAAATAATGCGGTAGCACGCGGATACTTCGCCATGATTCCGAAGTTCTTAAAGTGCCAGAAAGTGTATCAACCCACTCCTTTAGCAACCCTGCAAAAACTTACGTTTAATTTCCAGCGCCCTGATGGAACTCCTCTGTCAACTGTGCCTGATACACTAGATATTAAACAAATTACTTCGTCGAAACAATATGCGCCGGGTATTGCAACATTTCCGTATGGGTATGATTCTGCTATTGAAAATGGTACATCTGCTGCATATTACATTATTCAAACGAAGACGTTTTTCAGTATAGCCTCTGTAAATGTAGGAGACCGAATTCTTATTCAGAATTTGTTCTGGGGAGTGCCTACGTCGGCAGGAACCATTGGTCAAAATCAAATTGCGGCGTTGACCAGCTATTTCCAAGATGCAACAGGACTACTTGTAGTGGCTATAGGATATACAACTAGCAGCGTTGCCCCTGGCATTTCCACTGGTTCAAATTCGCAGGGATATTGTAATTATATCATTGTTCGTGGAATATTTGCAGACCCTACCACAGGTAGTGTAGCGACACAGACAATAGCGGGAATTGCGGATAGTTCTGCTGGTGGGGCTCCTACAGCAAACACCCCTACTGCATTCTTGAATGGAACTGTCTGCGTGTCAGGGCGTTTACTGAATGAGAGCCATCAAGTACAGGTCGCTCTACGCGTCATTACTCGCGAAATGGATTCGACGAGTGTTATACGTCCTGATAATTTGTAAGCGAAGCATAATTTGTGTAAAAGGGTTTTATTTTGAGTTGCATCAATAAATAGTAAGTTTTACTATAAGTTGATGTTTAGTTGATGATGAGGAAGTTGATTATGGGCACATATGGTGTAACAGTAGCGGTAGCTACAGCGACGGAAAATGAAGACCCAGGTGTTATTGCGCCTACTGCAGCTATAGGTAGGGTTCCAGCGAGTCCAGGAACTACAGAAGGTATGGTAAATGTAACACCAGGTGCTCCAGTTCCTGCAACCGTGGTTATAGCACCTCCACCAAGCGTTGCTGAGAGTGTAAAAGAAGTATTCGCAACTATAGTAATTATATAGTATGTAGCAGGACCAGGTGCAGTATATCCCGTTATACTATGAGTATTTGCAAACGTTCCAGTGATCACTACAGCCTGGCCAACTAGTAATCCACTTGTATTGGCTATAGTAAACACGCCAGCAGTACCAGCATTACCAGTTACAGGTAAGGAGGCAGACGAGGTAGAACGTGAATACGCCAAACCTGCAGCTGTTCCAGCAACAGTAGTTATGGGACTACCACCGCTTGTCGCCGAGAGTGTAAAAGAAGTGTTCGCAACTATAGTAGTTATATAATAGACTGTACCACTTGTATATCCTGTGATACTTCCAGTTCCAGTATTTGTTCCAGTTATAACAATCGGTTGACCAGTTACTAAACCACCAGTATTTGTGACATTAAATACTCCAGCAGTTCCAGGAATTGATGTAACATTCAAAGGATCGATAGGAGAATATGAGGGTGTTAGTAAAATTACAGAATTTGTGGTTACCGCTGTGGTATTCACCACAAAACTAGTAGGTACGGTAGCAGTGAGAACGCTAAACATCTGAATTCTGCCAGCTACCGCGCTACCCACGTTTACCGCCGTCGCGAGTGACGTGGCCTGTACGATAGGCTCCGTAGTCGTCGCCACCGTGTTCAAGTTCGCGCCCTGGCCACTCGCAATGGCCGCTGTGTTCACCGTGAACCCCAGAGACAGAGTATTCGCATCCGCGATGTAGTCCGTGACCGGGCGATTGCTATCATAGTTCGCGAACAAGCGATTCGTCGGGTCAATGAATCCATTCAGACCCGTAACCATGTCGACGACACCCACCATGAACTTTACACCAGGGCCACCGTTCGCCGTGGTATTCGCCAGTGTAGTGCCAGCAGAGTTCACGAAGTAATCCATAGGATTCACACCAGGTGTGAGCTTTCTTCCACTCAGCGCTAAGATACGCCCAGCTGGACAAAGAGCCGTAGACGTAGCCGTCAGTGTGAACTGACCCCTTCTAACAAAAGACGTATCCATGTAGGCTGTGTACGTGTAAAACGCATTGTTAAAAGCACTAGTTGACACATACGCCTTGCCAGAACTAGCCGCACCTTCGGTGTGCATTGTTAAACCAGCGCGAATAGAGGACATTTCTAAAAGACCCCGTATAAAAAAATCATAATTCTCAAGTTCCTTTAGAATGAAGTCAGCTATTCTAAAGATACTTCTTGCAGTTATAGTTGTTATAAGTGTATTTTTCATCATAACATCCCTGAAAAGTCAGGAAGGACAAGAAGGTTTTGCCGATAGCATCGCTGACAAAGTCCAAGACCGTGCGAATCCCCTAGCTTCACAACAACACCCTTTAACAAACCCTGCTGCCCCCATAGGTATTTCTGAGTCATCCGGAGCTTCCCTACGTACTGTGTCAGAAGCGGCTCTCAACGTACCTATACGCCTCCCCAAAGGAGACGGCTCTTTTACAACAAAACCTTCTATGAACCTGCTAAGCCCCCGCATTGACAACGAATCGAGTTTCCTCGGTTTAGTCAAGTTCTGTAAAACCGCAGGGAATGCCGCAAATCCTTTTGCAAATTCCCAGTTCGCCGAGAATTGTGGAATGTGCATGACTTCAGGAACATTGATTACCGGTGAAACATTCACGAAACCTACAGGTGTGGTGGTCTACGCCAAAGATAAAGACACATACTACGGAAACAAGACAGCAAATTCATACAAATTCCCTCGCGCTATCCCTTCTTTGAAAGCGGCCACGTGCAAGGGAGCCACTATGGACGACGACTCTATCGCACCTGTCCTCGCAATTAATGATTCTATGTACCAAGCTATTTCTAAACGTAGTCAATGCAGAATCCAACAAAGTTTTGGAGATTCTTGCGGCCAGTGTGTATCCGATACCACCAGTTGGTCATATGTGCAAAATCCTCCCGATGGTGGAATTTATGAAATTGCCTTTCTTTTATACGGTCAAGGGGCTGTGCAAGTAGTTGTTGCAGGAAAGCCTGTAGGATCTCAACAACCCCTAAGTTCTAGCGCAACGACAATAAACCTTGGTGTTGTCCCTGAAGGAACAGCCTTTCAAGTGAAAGTATCCGCCGATGCTTCAGGAAATATACCAAAGTTATACGGAGCTTTGCAAAGTACGTTAACTAATGGAAAACCCTTTTACATGGCTATCGAACAAGTGTTACAGGTGGATGAAGTGACTGGCTCAACTCCTCGCCGTCTTTCTCCCAAATTTTTCAACGATATTCAACGTACTTTAGCGTCTATTGTCCCTTCCCCGGGAAATACGCAAATGATACTGGGTGGCACAATCCCTCTGACCTTTATCCATTCTGACCAAATCTCTTCGTATGACTGCCAAACAGCCCCCTATGTGATGAGCCAGAAAGACGCCGAGTTACTTGTGGCTGACCCGTGTCTGAATCCAAAGGGTCAGGGACCCGATACGTATAGCACAGAATGTGTACAATCTCTTCTATTCAACGCAGGATGCAGCATTAACGGGGAATGGTATGAGAATGGTCTTCCTGGAGCGGCGACAGTAGGCGCAACAAAGGGTGATATCAATAAATGGTTATCGAAAACCATTCCAAATGCTTCTACCGATCCTGAGGTGGCCAGGGGATGCTATGGTAACGATATAACGACACCTTGCGACGAGTTCATAGGGACAACACAGGCGCCCAATAAACAATGCCTGGCCTACTTATACTCGAACACCTCTTCACAAAATAAAAGAGTGGGCGGAGCTTATGCAACAAAGGTCGGTAATTTCACAAGTCTCAACAAAAATACTCCTCAATTCTGCCAACCTGCAGGTACACTGAACCCAAATACTAGTGCGGGACTCGCCGAGCTTCAAACGGCTGCGACAGGATACAAGGGATATAAGGGCGTGGATGCTGTAAAGGCTTATATTAATGATGTATTTACAAAGGCGGTAGGAAACTTGGACATTAATATGGATGACGTGTCAGGTGGTCGCAAGACAAGTTGGATGAAGTGTTTTGGTGTAGGAATCAATGATTCCAAAAAATTATAAGTTAGAATATTGTTAGAATGGCGGCTCAATGGGCAAGAAGTCAGGCCAATTTAAATCAAACGACTATACTTGGAAATCCACAACCTCCTAGCCTCGTACAAACGAAGGCCAGTGTACTGAAAGCCGCTTCACCAAAGTCATTTAACTTATTTGAAGCAACGGCGAAGCCATCCGACACTAGTGCACAAGAATGCCGCACAAGCTACAAAGGATTTGGTGGTCTTCGTAAACTACAAGCGGCTCAGGCTGACCGTACATACTATGAACCTGGATGTGGTTGGAGATTTTCTATGGACTCTGGTACCGTAAATCCTTCTGTAAATCAAGGAGCTTTTGGAAGTTATAAAGGACCTGTAGACACTCAAAAGGATAAAGTAGGCGGTGGTGTAAAATGGGGTATGAATTTGCAGAATGCTGAGAGAGCAGCAGCAACCACCGTGGCCAAGAATCTGAACAATTCTTGCACAAATATGCAGTATCTCACAGCCGAAAATCAACAGTACTTTGGATTCTGTAAGACTTCTGGAGCCATTATCCCTACCCAAAAGGACTCCACTGGAAAGATTACTGCCAGATTTCCGAATGATATTAGCCTAGGCTGTGATTCTGCGAACATTGTTTCTGCGACAAGTGCTCCAGGAGGATGTTCTAGCGTAGCAAATGCAAGTCAAGGATTTATCGGTTCCCAGACTACCCAAGGTCTAGGTGTAAAAGGGGATTTGCGTGAGGCATTCACTTCTCTGAATCAACTCGACTACTGCCAACCCCCTTTAACACGCGACTGTGTTATCTTAGCGGCTCGTGCTGCAGGATGTGGAGATGAAGGGACTTTAATTACTGCTATTGAAGGGACTAGTAAAGGCCAGGACTATTCTACGCAATTGAAGAATAACCAAGCTTTCAAGGCGTATTTACAGACAGCGAATCCTGGAATTACTCCTGCTTTACTGGCCGATGGCTCGACTTCTGTAGGAACGGCTCTGGCCGACTTTGGCAATGTTCTCAATAACATTCAATCCACGAATCCGAAACTCGCTGCCGCATCCAAAGACCTTTGTATGAAGAAAGGATTTTTCATGGAAACCTATAACTGGTGTGCAGATATCTCACCTACTACAATAATTTCTGCAGAGAATATTGAATGTGTACAAAATCACTGGGGGAATCAAGGTGGTACACCCCAGGGACATGATTTCCCTACCTTGGCAAGATGGAAGGGAAAGACCTATCAATCCTATTTAACACACGTGCAAAGTATTGTAATGAATACAAAGTCGCCCTCGAAAGCTACACAGAGCACGGCTCTTGAACAATTATTTGGCATAGGTCCTTCTTATTCTGCGATTGAAGAATCTGACTTGCCTATGAGTTCAGAGATTAATGGCGCCGAAACAGTATGGATTGACCTAGGTGATTATTGGAATGGCACTACACCTCCTGTGATTCTGCGCTCAGATATACGCATGGCCTCAGCAGGTGAAGTAATTCCTACAATTATGAATGATTATAAAGACTTACAACAAAAATATCATGTGGCGTCTGCTACAGGAATCGCTTTTATAAACGCGTTTGAATATCGTGATAAGAAAGAGACAGATGTGCAATTTACCGTGACAGTTGATGACGGATTCATGATAGGTGTGAATCAAAACCCTTTTGAAAAGACTACGCATGCGCAGAATGACTGGGGAAGTTGGAGATATCAACCGCCTACGAAGTATACGAGTGGTGTCTACAAATTCCACAAAGACGAGCCGAAAAAGACAAACACCGTGATTACGAAGTTCTTTCAAGGTCAGGGTGGGGCTCATTTTCAAATGCTGTTAAAGGAGGGTCAAGGGGGTTTCAAGGATCAGTCAAAGACGGCTGATGCTCGTAAAAACATGTATTTGACCCAGGAAAGAGATGCCCCTTGGCTGCAGTTTGAAACATGCACGCGTCCCAATATGAATGAAGGAACAAAGCTCGGATTCTTTGAAAAAAGATTCAATGGTCCTGTTGCATATTATCAAAGCAAAGGAATTGAACATCCCATTCCTTCCTTTGATGTAGACTCTCGCGGTGTAGTCGTGCAGGATGGAGACATGCCGCATATAACATTCATGCCTTCCAGTTGGTGGCATACACGCGCCCTCTTTGCTTTCACGGCCTTCCAAACGATTACCATCTTAGTACGTCCCCATGCTATGTTAGCCGGTCGCTCATTTGCGCATATTTTTGCTCACATAGGGCACAAGACAGGAACAGAATGTATAAATTTAATGGTTTCCACAAAAGATGGTAAAAACTATATGTTCAATAACGGTAATAGATCAACTGCTCCATGTGTACCTGGTGAGTGGAATATGGTTGTCTTCCAGTATAATGGAACTCCTGGAGGTATTACAAACATACAAATGGATGCAATGGACTTGCCCACTCTACAAACGGCCAATGGCATAAGGGCATTCCTCTCAAGACTTGCAAGCCATCAAAGCCAGGGAAGTTCTGTCATAGTTCCTGTAATTACAAATGCTTCCCAACGTGAACATTATTCTGGTCACTTCGTGTTAGGTGGAGTCCCTACCACTCTTAAAGGCAAACACTATACTGAGAGAAACGGATTTACAGGAGATGTGGCATGGATTCACGGATTCCATAATAAATTTACTTCTGCGGAACAACTGGAGAAAGAAGTACACCAGACTTGGAAGTCTCGTTGGCCTCGTCATAACATTGATGCTGCATTTCATACAGGAAGAAGGCGTTTGGCACCTCGTCGCCCTGAGTGTACATCTTCCCATGGACACGGTGTTATATTACATCAACAGTGCAACGAAGAAAGTAGGCAGTTAAAGGTCCTTTCCGTGGGTGATTATGAATCTGGCAGCTTTCTTAGAAATGCAAGTTATATTACAGTTCCTCTAGGATTTGAAGCCGTTCTCTATACAGGAAGTATTGGCGTAGGGAAGAATAAGAAGTTGGTAGGTCCTACCAAGTGGAGTTTCTGCAGTGAGGGAGGTTGGGCAAATAAGAATATTAAGTCAATTCGTGTTACACCTTCAGCGGGGAATGATTGTTTGAAGAATGCTATGACTAAGGCCTAAACTCACTTATAAAACTATTTTAATGAGTTGGATTCCTCATATGTATATACTATGCAACCCTGAGCATGAACCGGTACGTTATCAGTTCCTACTCAGACATCTTCCAGCACGTGGAATCCCTAAAGAAAAGATTCACTTTGTACATACACTATGGGGTTCCGAAATTACAAGTGAATTGATGCAAAAGATTTACGACCCTTTTAAGGCGCGTTTTGGAATGAAAATCTGTCTATCCTTTCAATCTGCTGCTCTCAGTCGTGGAGAACTCAGTCTTCTCATAACATTTCATGAATGTTTACGGCAAATCTTAGAAGCTGGGCATGAACGTGTGATTATCTATGAATCCGATGTTACTTTGCGAGAGGATTTCTTGCCACGTTTGGAAACTGTGTTAAAGGGGTGTGATGATGGACGCGAGTGGGACTATGTGAGTTTAGGTGAGGGTGTGGGGACACGGCCACCTGGATGCGACGCGTCGTACTTTGGTGAACAGCGATTGTATGTGCCGCCGCATCAATGGGTGTTTCGGTGTTGCGACTCTATGTTGCTGCGACGGAGATTCTTGGAGAAAGTGTGGACGACGATTATGCCGTTTCGAGAGTGTTTGGACTGGGAAATGAATGTACAAATGATGATTCATCGCGGAGTTCCTTTGTGGGCGGATCCGCCTTTGGTAGAGCCTGGGACAGGACGCAATAAGATGCAGAGTTCTTTGCCGGCTTAGAATAATACCGAACCGCGCTGTTGCGTATTAGTATAAACAACATTGTTGTCTATAATAATAGTCATGTCGCACATTCAATCTGAACGTCTGCGTGCAGATATTCCAACCCACTTTTACACAGTTGTTCATAATTCTCATGTGTTTGTCATGTGGAAAGCCCACTATGTGGCTGAATATATTAACTATATTGCTTCCATAGTTATTGAAATATTAAAGAAACATCCTATGCAAGTGAATATACTTATAAATACTTCTCGACATGTAACAATAAATAATTCCAACAAGAACATACACATTACTATAAATTTTGAACACACTCTTATTAAAAAACCGAGGGGAGAAGTTCCTGGATTTCCCGTGGGGAAACTTGTCGATCCTGAGGGAGAGAATTACTATGTTCGTATTGAGGATGTAGAAAAACTGGACGAAGGTGATATTGTTATCGACTATAGTATTCCAAATATATATAATATAGTGGAGTCTAAGATATATGATGAATTTTCTAAGAAACTTGTATATATTGCCCCGTGTTTATATGAATCTTCTTTGATGAACAGAGAGTCTAGAGATATGCCTGTAGTAACTACGTTTTTATTTGAAGAAATTCCGAGAAGGAAACATTTCTTAGATTCTATCCGTGAAAGAAATGTTTCTTGTATAAACCATAGAGGTTTGAGTGAAAATTCGGCCTTTGCGTCCGTTTTTTCTAAGGCAAAAATCTTAGTGAATATTCATCAAAAAGATAATTGCTTAACTTTTGAAGAGTTGAGAGTTCTTCCTGCATTACAGTGTGGGACCATTGTAATTTCAGAGATAAGTCCTTTTAGTGAGAAGGTGCCTTATCACAATTCCATTATTTGGTGTTCATATGATACCATTGTAGATAAAGTGATAGATGTCTTAGAAAACTATGATGAATATCACTACAATTTATTTAATAATTCAGAGAACGTGCAGGTGTTAAAGGGGTTGCGTGGAGCGAACATGATGGGTTTAGAAGAGAAGATTCTTGCTCTAAAATAATTCAATATCTGAGGTAGGATTTCCTTGCGAGTCTGCAATAGAAACACCTATTCTCTTGGTGCGTCGTATATCACCACGAGAATATAGGTCAAAGACAAGAGGGACGGTTTGTCCTTTCGAAAGTACGGGGACGGCGAGATAGAGGGTTTTATTCACACTAATTTCATAGGCGCGGATTGCTTTGGGAGGGGGTTTTGTTTGTCCTTGTGCTTGTGTAAGAGGGGGTTGTTTTGTTTGTATTTGTTGTTCTTCTTGGCCTATCGAAGGAGAAGAAGCAGCAGCAGGTGCAGCAGAAGAGGCAGTCAACTCCGTTTCACGGAACTTTGTACTGGTTTCGGCAATGTCTTTCATCAGATTCGGATGAAAGGCATACTGTTGCGGAGTTCCAGGTAACGTAATACACCCCAAATTTTCATCTTCATTTTCATACTGATTAATCTGGCAGTCTACTGCATTCGACTTCATCAAGTCTTGGATAGATTGCAGAACTTTCTTCTTTCTTTGACTAATTTGGTACAAGTACTCGTCACTTGTCACTACGTAGTCTGTAGCACCTGGAGGCGGCGAGAATCCAAGACTCTCAGCCTCTTTCGGTTTGAGACCATCACCATTCAAGATAGTCTGGTCAATTCTCGGAAACCCTGCTGAACCATCAGGTTTGACCAAGGCTTGATTATCATAGACCGAGCAATACGTATACACTTCTACAGTGCGTTGATTGAGTATCGGATCCGGATTATAATCCAAGTCAATGTGAGAGCAGATACGCACAGCACGACCTTTTACTTGGTCAGTGCGCACATGATTCCAGAAAGGCTCCATAATATGTACACGGCGTACATTACGTAGAGAAAGGCCTTCAGCACCAGCACTCGTAATACAGAATACGCGGCACAGATTTCCTGTCAAGTTTCCTGTAAATCCTGCTTCCACTAAGACTTTGGACATTTCAGGAGGGAGTTCAGTAAAAGTATTGTCAGAAAACTTGGCATTGAAGACTTTCAAGGCCATATTACGAATGACAGGAAGTTCGCCACCTGTGAATGAAAGAAAACGATTGGCTGCTGAACCTTTTTTCAAATTGGCGATTGTCAAATCACTGAAACGCATCGTACCTGATTCGTCTGTGCGTATATCAATTCTGTGAAAGTCGTTAATTTCCAAGATAGTTGTGAAAATTCCTATGCCTTCCATGTCTAAGAATTGGCTATAGACCAGACTACTTCCAGGAGCTTCTAAGATTTTACGAAGCATGATTGCATACTTGGGACTGTACTTCATTAGACGTTCAGGGTCAGGAGTGGCACCCGCTTTCAGTTCATCTGTGGGCTTCTTTCCTGGGGCAAATAAACGGAGTTTTTGGCTGGCAAAGGTTTTCAAACATTCTTTGGAACGGCGTGTGGCGACTTCGTATTTTTCACCAGGTAACATGCCTTTCTTGCATTCTTCCTTTTGTTTGGCTTGTTTTTGCATGAGAAGTTGGGCACCTGTTAAAGTTTTCTTTGGAGCGAGACCAATCGATTCTAAGATTCCTTGAGGCTTTTCGGTTGCTGCTGTGGCAGCAAGAGCTGCTGTAGGAGCAACAGCTGCCATAGGTTGTCCAGCTACAGCCTCTGTTTCAGGAATTAGTATAGTTTGGTCTTCTTGTTCAAGTTCTTCCGCTTCATCTTGCTTTCCTGCTTCCTTTGCTTCGGCAATCGCCTCTGCCTTCACACCTTCATCAATTGCTTCATCTTCTTGTACTGCTTCTGCAGTTTGTTCTTTATCTGCACTGTCCTCAGGCAGTTCCAAGCCTCCATCTTCTTTTCCAGGAAGTTCAGCATCCAAGATATCATCCGTTTCTTTACCAACTTCAGCTTGAACATCTTGCGCATCTCTCGGTCTCGGCCGTGTAATTCCTTCAGGAAACGTAAAGTTACAGGCTTGGCGACTAGCCATACGATAACTATTCGGCTGCTTCAGCTTCGCCAAATCATAGATATCTGCCCATAAATTCGCCATTCTCCCTGTAACCCCTTGCACTGGCTGTTGATTCTTCTTCTTCTTTTCCAATTGTTGTTTCAACTCTTCACCACGAATACGTTGATATTCTGCTTGGGCATAGGGTGAAAAGGGGACACGAACAAGTTCATCGACAGTTACGGTAGGCATCAACTCTTTCTTGCTTCCGCGGTAATACGATACAAGACCTTGCAAACGTTTACGCAAGACAATAGTATTTTTCAGGGTTGTGCCGTCCTTTTCTAAAAATTTCTCGCGGAATTCTTCACCTACAGGGGGTAAGAGGGGTTCTGACTTGAATTCAGGTACGCCTATCAAGCGCATGTTGGCTTCTGATAGTTTATCCAAGAGCCCTTTGGTAATTTCTTGAATTGTTGGAGTCTGAATACCAGGAGCTACACGCTGCACTCCTAGAGTTCCATCTGGGGCTGTGACTTTCTCCATTCCTTCAGGCAAGAGAGTGAACATGACTTTCATCGACACTCCTAGTAATTCAATCTCTTCAAAGTCAACAAAGCGATTTTCTACCAAGAGTTTGCGTATAGTTTGCTTATTCGCCTCAGAGGAAGGACTTAGCGTAAATGACGATGTGTGGATATATCCGCCTAGTAAATTCGACAAAATCGCAATTTCTTCAGGAAAGTTAATGAGTGGTGTACCAGAGAGACCAATAATCTTACTATTACGCGCCCCTGCCAAAAGTCTATAAAGAAGGTAGCCACGCTTATAATTCGTTAAATAGGGGCGACGAGGGTCTGTAGGTTTTTTGCAGAGTTCAGGATTCCAGTGACCAGGAGCGACAGGTTCTAAGGGCACTTTGCGTTTTAGACCAGGAAGAGCTGTTAAATAGGGTTCAATGGTGCCCTGCATAAGTCTTGCTAAGTTGTGCATCTCGTCCACCACAATCACTGCATTGTCAAAGAATCCGTAACCTTCTTCATCGACAGGGGCACATGCGATTTCTTTGAGGCGGCTTGATGTGATGCCGTTATAATTCACGAACTTGATACGAGTGGTAATCTGTGTTTCGAGTTGTGCAGAAATTTGTTTACGAGACTCGTCGTCCAACAGTTTGTAATTGGATTCTTTGGTGAAGTCTGGAACCCAAAGAGTCTTGGTTTTGCGGAAATAAGTGTCTTGGATACCGAGGACTTCTTTTGCAAAGAGACGGATAGTGGGGTCAGAAGCATCGAGTTTGACCCAATGATTCTGGAAACGGAAGTGACGGAATCCACAGAAACTCACTTCGCGTATAAAGTTGTAACGGAGAGATGATGGTGTCATAACGATAATTTTCTTATTACTGACGGAAAATAGGGCTTCAGCGGCAGCTATGGCGGAACAAGTCTTTCCTGAGCCGAGACCATGATATACAAGAAGGCCGCGGTAGGGTGTCGCCTGGCGTACATATTCACGAACAAATTTTTGATATTCGTACATTTCCACTTGTTGTTGTGCTCCTGCACCGATTTTCTTGCATGCATCAAAGTCGGGTTCTTTTCCGAATTCAGGAATCTTGATAAAACTGGAAAAAACTTTTAAGATTTGTTTTTGAAATCCGAGGCGAGTTTGGAGAGGATAAACGGTAGAGTCTTGGGCGTAAGGGTTTTTCGTATCTTCGGACTCTATCTGGTGGGCAATGATTTCTAGAGGTTCTGCAAAAGTTGTTTCTCTTTTTGCCCTTTGTTCTTCTTCTTCTCCTTGGGGTTTGGCGAGTTGAGGAGCCTTTGTTACTTCAGGA